CACGTTGGTCGATGGGTCACGGAAGTAGGTAGCGTCGTCCATTAGAATCGGACGCTCGGCCACAAACGTGCCGGTCGGTCCCATCGTAATGTTACGGACGGTAGGCAACCAGTTGTAGACTTGATCTTGAGTCGAGAAGACCGCCAGACGCTCCGTACTCCAAGAGTCAAGCATCTGGTTTAGAGCAGCGAGGGCGTCTTGAGACGTGGCTGCCGAAGGCACTTCACCTTCTGCTAATTGCCCGATCAGACGCAGCGCACCGTTGATCTGGTCAGCAGCGGTGGTTGCCATGTATTACTCCCGGCGTCGTCGTCGCGCCCTTAATGCGTTATCAGAAGTCCCCGATGCCGACAAGTTTGCCGACACCGGGGATTCTGAATCATCCGGGTCAGAGGGGTCAAACTCCTCCCACCCATGCTCCATATCTTCCCGCGCTTCCAGCACCGAGATTGCTACTTTCTCGCCGTGCTTGTGATGACGAAGGTAGATATTCGGCATATTAGGCAACAGTGAATTGCAGGCTATAAACGGGGAACGTGACGGTGTTCGCCAGCGTACCCGTAACAGCGGCTCGGATGCGGAGACGGTCGCCCGCCGCCACAACGAGATTCGCTGCCGTGCCGTTTAGCGTCAGCACTCGACGTGCGTTTGCTGAAAGCCCAGTGCCGCCCGTGGCCTTGGTCGTGTTCGCGTCAGTTGCCGCGAGCATTGCCGTCGTGCCGGAGCCGGTCGTTGCAAGGTTGGTAATTGAGAACGTAATGTAGTTGCTGTCGCTCGCCGTCAGCGCATCAACGCCTGAAAACCACGCCGCGTTCAACGTTCCGGCAGCAGGGGCAACGACATAAACGTCATTGTTACCCGTGGCTACCGCAATCGTCGCACCCTGTTGTGCGCCGGTAAAACCGCTACGCACGTTAGAGTTAACAAGGGTCGCGGAATCAAGGCTTCCGTTGATAATCGCTTGGTCCGAAAAGGCAACGCCAATCGCCTGTGTATTAGGCATAGAAATACCCCTTTAGGTAATACCCCCGACAGATCGCTCTGCCGGGGGCGTTGCCATTACGAAATGCGGTAGCAGGTCCACGTACCGTCGCCCGTTTTGCGAGCGCGGAAGTGACCCGAAGTACCGTTATCAACCTGACCAGCGCCAACCAGCGTCCAGCCCGTGCCAATCGCCACGGTTACGTCATCCGTACCCGCGTCGATGTTGATGACAAAGAAGTCAAACGCAGCGTCCACCTTTGAGGCAGATGAAACGTAGATTTCAAGGTCAGCAACAGAAGGCAGCGTCAAGTCGCCAGCCGTGCCATTAAAGGTAAACAGGCCATTAGCCAACTGAGCAGCAGTTGCCGTAGCAGCCGCAGTCAGAGCCGTCGGAGCGCCCTGTACAAACAGGATCGGTTCGCCGACGTTGCCGTCTGTAACCTGATAACCACCAGCGCCATTAGGAAGTGCCATTTTGAATTACTCCGTGAATTAAGTTAAGGGTTAGCCCCAGAGACGCACGCCCATCTGCGGGCGAATCACCGAGTAGCCATACAGCACGTCGATACGGCACGGCATACGGTCGTTGTTGATGTCGTACTGACGGACAACGCGCATGGACACACCGTTGTGGACCTGACGCGAAGCCATGTCAACGCCCTGCGGAAGCAGGAGGTCAGCCGTGGCAAACGCAATCGCGTCCTTGTGGTACACGAGGTTCTGCGGATACTGGGTCGAAGCACCACCCAAGAAGGTGATAGCAGCGCCAGACTGCGGGAACGAGTCAACGGTTGCAAGAGCGTTCGACGAGGTGTAGATCGCCGGGCTGATCTCAACCGAGGCATACGCACCGCCGGTCGCCGCAACGTCCTTCGTGCAGACGAACTGCTGGAGCGAGCCAGTCGATTCGCGGGTCTGCGGGTTCACCGCGTAGACGTTCGCAATCGTGAACACGTCGCCCTTCTTGATGGTCTGCGTGCCGGTGCCAGTGATGGCAATAGCCGCAGTACCCTGGGCCGTCACAGTGGTCGTGACCGTGTGAGCGCCCGAACGGCTGCCAGTCGTGAACTGCTTGATCGACTGCGACATGTTGAGTTCTTCAAACCCAAGGATGCCTTCGCCAAACATGCCGTTCTTGAACTGCGACGAGATCGTGCTGACCGGGTTAAACAACCCCTTCATGCCCTCGATGAGCGCGGCGTTCGCAGCCGGGTTCACGGTGACATAACGGGGCGACATCACGGCAGCCGACTCGTTCAACTTCTGCTGGGCAGCAAGAAGAACAGCGGTGCTGCTTGGGGTCGTGCCGGGGGTGCCAACCGCCTGATACATGTTCAGGAACGAGTTAGCAACGTCGGCGTCGATGCTGGCGGCCAACTGGCTGATACGCGGCTTCAGCACGCGCTCGGCAAAGTCGTCCAACTGCATGGTCATTTCGGCAGTCGTAAAGTTCACGCCGATGTGCTTCTGCGAAGCAACGGTCAACGTGGTGAACTGCTCGTTGTCGTCCTGCACCTGAAGGGCAGCACCGTCGGTCACGAGAGCGCGGTCCGGCAGACGGATACGCAGCGTGGTGCCGATCTTGGCGCCTTCGACGGCATACGAATCGTCGTACTGGCGGTTCACATTGCGGGTCAGTACGAGATTGTTTTCAAGAATCTCCAACGCTTTCCGCGTGATCATGTCGATAGTAAGAAGTGTATTAGCCACTTTAAATGTCCTCTAAAAGAAGTTAGCGGTTACGACGCGCTTCCCACTGTTTAATCTGTCGCTGACGCTCGCGCTCGATCCACTCTGACGCGCTCATGGCCGAAATTGACCGTGGGTCTGTCGTGTCGTAGACCGGAGTGCCAGCGCCTTTAGCCGTGACAGGCTTAATCGGCGGGGGCGCACTGGTTGTCTTTTTGACCGGGGCGGGACTGTCGGCCAACTTGGCCTCAATCTTCCCGATCTCCTTTGCCTGCAAGTACGGCGACAGGCGGGAAATACGTTCAGCCTCGCGGGGGTTAGAACCCAAGTGATATGCAATATCGGGTCCTAATTCCGAAGCCTGAATCGTCTGAGCCATCACGGTCGTAATGGGCAGAGCGTTGTTGTACGCGACTTGTTCAAAGTCATCGTAACGGTCACGCGCTGCTTCTTCGCGGTCGTGATAAGCCTCTAGAAGAGCCATTTGCTCCCGCTCTGCCTCACGTCGGGCGAGGAGTTCGGTAGCCTTACGCTCGGCCAAAGCCTCTGCGTATGCGTCCGGGTCCTCGTCTCTGCTTGGCAGGGCAGCGGCTTCAGCCTGTGACGGCGTGGCCTTTAGCGCCTGCTCCCTTTCCCACTTGCGACGTTCCCGTGCAAGCCTCTTGCCGACCATCGCGTCCAACTCTTCTTGAGAGAACGATTTGGCTGGCTTTTCCTCCGGCTGTTGCGTTTCTGCAACGACTTCGGGTTCCGGGGTAGCCGTGACCACCGGTTCCGGCGCGGAAACCTCCGCTACGACTTCAGGGACTACATTTTCGTCCGACATAACCTTCCTTACGGAAACCTGGTGAAACGCACCAGTACGGTTAAACTTTAACTTACAAGTTGTGTTCGCGCAACAATTATGAAGTGGTCATGTAAACGCCACTGATGTACAGCACTTTGCCGGACAGCGTGGCGTTGGTGGTGGGCGTAAACGAGCCAACCGGGAACAAGTTAATGCCGGTTGAGATAACGTAGCCTTGCAACGCCGATCCAACGTCCGTCATCAGCGTTACGGGCGACTCTTCAGCGTTAATAAACGGCGGGCGCGAAATAATCGCGGCGCTTGCGTTTGCCGTAACGGGATACGCCACCGTCATTGAGAACGTCACCAAGCGGCCAACCTTTGTGTAACGCCCCAAAGCCGACGTAAACGTCAGCCCTGCGCCAGACTGGTCGGTCGGCGTCAGCGAGCCTTCTTCGTAGTCATCAAGGACGTTTGGCAGGTTGTTCGGAATTTGCGTAGCCGGGAACGTAATCGCCGGAGTCGCCACGCCAAGGTCGAATTTAGCCGGAGAGTCATATTGCAAACCGGTAGCGTCGCCGCCTGCGCCAACCGTGGCGTAGTTGCCGTAACTGCTTACAAAGTTAGCCACCGAGTTGCCGCCGACAATCACAGGCGACTGCAACGACACCATGACGTTCTTGGAGAAGTTACAGACTTTGCGCGGGCTGTCGGAGAAGTTAATCAGGCCGTCAGGGATGCGCGAGTACGTGTGGAAAAGGCAGTTATCGACCGTCAGAACTTCGGCAAAAATGCCGTTGGAATCGCTGCGCGTCCAGATAACAGCCTTGCCAGTGTCCGTCGTGCCTTGCGCGTCTTCGAACCAGCAGCCTTCAAAGCGCGGGAACAAGATGCCAGAGAGCAGGATCGGCGTCAGGGTCGGCGTAACAAACTCGATGATGCAGTCACGGAATACCAACTCGTAGCCGGTTTGGAACTCAATGTTGGACTGCGGAGCGCCGCAATTCTTAACCCAGCACTGCTCGATGACGTTGATGTTGGTTAGATTGACCGGCGCAGTGCCGATAGACTCAATGGCCTTCATGGCATTGCCAGAGCCAGAGCCAAACACGCCAAACGTGCAGCGGTAGACGTGCGATCCAATCAACACGCCCTTAATTCCAGCGGCAAGGCGACCGTAAAAGTCGCAGTCCGCAATTAACAGGTGCGACAGGTACACGCCAGAGGGCGAGTAGATAGCCCATCGAGTAGCAGCAGCGTTATCCGAATCAAACGTCAGGTTTTGGATAATGCCGTTTTCAGCGGTAAAAGCGGTGGCAACTTGGAAGTAGCCTTGGATCGTGCCGCCCGATCCCATGATGATGGACTTGCCCTTGACGCCAGAAATTTCAAAGTTGTTTTGCGACAAGATAATCGGCGAAGTGATCTTGTAGGTGCCAGCAGGGAAGAACACCGACTTGTTAGCCGTGATCGCAGCCTGGATAGCAGCGGTGTCATCGGCTGATCCATCGCCAACCGCGCCATAAGACTTCACGCTGACAACAGGCGCAATAGCCGATACCGGCGTCTTCTTGGTTACGCCGCCCTGCACAATCGGCGCAAGTTCAGCGCCAGAAAGCGGGATCGACGAATTCGTCAGTTGTGAAATCTTAATCGTAGTCATGTCTTACTCCGTTACCCACGGCAAAGCGACGGGAACTGGCTCCGGCTGCGGGTGCTTGGCATCTTCTTCTGCCTTGGCAGCGCGGGCTTCCATATCCGTCTTGGAAATTCTAGCCCACACCCAACCCAGCACAACGTCTTCGGTTAGTCCGTCAAACGGAATAAAGTTGCCAGTAGGCAACAGCAGTTCCGTTACGGCATCAAGCAAGCCGAGTTCCCAATGCACCAAATACACCACGTTGTCTTTGCCATCGAGGTGCGGATAGGCGGTCAGGCTTCTGACTTTCCATTCAGCCATGACTTACTCCTTGGCGACTACAACCCAATTACCGGCAGCCTCGTCCCATGAGTACATCTTGGGCGGTTCGCCCGTGCCAGCGTCAGACGGCATCGGCACCGGAGCCTGCCAGTTGCAATCGGCATCGAGCGTCCACGACGGGTACGGCTGCGGCGGGATGAACGCATCCAGCGCGGCATCGTACTTGTAGCCGACACCAGCGTAGTGCTTGCGGATGTTGCCGTTGTAACTAGTTTGCTTCCAGTTACCGCCGAGCAACTTCTGGCAGAACGCCACGCCGATGCTTTCCATTTCGTTGCCGTTGGCGTCAGCGGTGTCCTTATTGGCAACCACGATGACGCGCTGCACAACGCCGTTTGAATCAAGTTCAGCAAAATGAGCCATGTCTTACTCCTTCAGATGCAACGCGGTCAGGCTGCTTTCGTCACCAACGTAGCCGACCGGAAAAGTGTTAAACGCCAAAGATACGCGATCCTCGCCCTGCACGGTTTCAACCATGTGCGTGAGATTTGACGGAAACAGCATTAAGTCACCCGCACCTACCTCAAACCACCACGAATCGCTGTTGTACACGTTGTAGTTGTCGGTCGGCAGTTTGATCTGCTGGTATCCGTCTTTGTAGAAGTAAATCTTATCGCGCTCTTTGGCCGCCTTGAGGTACAGCACACCGGACACGAACGAATTGGGATGCGCGTGTTTGTGGTGGTACTGACCGGGCTTGGTGTAGTTCAGCCACGATTGTGTCAGTCGCAGCGATACGTCGTGTTTTGGTGCGTAGATGGAACGCAGGTACTCGTTGACGCTGGCCTCGGCAAACGCCTTGAGGCTTGCCATCGTGTCGTGACGCAGCACATAGCGGTCATCGCTAGTCGTGTTGCCTTGATTGCTGTGCGTCGGCTGCTCGTCTACAAACGCCAGTTCGTCAGCGGTGTAGTCCCGT